TGGCGACAATTACGTCAGATGCACGGTACGGTATCTTGTCTAAGTCTGGCCCCGATGCTAAGAAAATGTTCACAGACAAGGTCGTCCCTATATCCGTCAACTACCCGTTCTTTTTCAAACCCATCCAGGACGGTATGGACAGGCCCAAAACAGAACTTGCCTATAGAGTACCAGCCACCAAGTATACCAGACGTAAACTTGAGACCAACGAAAAGCTTCAAGAGCTTGACGGGCTCGACACAACGATCGACTGGAAAAACACGGGGGACAACTCGTACGACGGGGAAAAACTAAAACTACTTGTTCACGATGAAAGTGGAAAGTGGGAAAAGCCTAATAACATTCTGAATAATTGGAGAGTTACAAAAACCTGTTTAAGATTAGGTTCCAGAATTATCGGCAAGTGCATGATGGGTTCAACAAGTAATTCGCTAGATAAAGGTGGCGATAACTTTAAAAAATTATATAATGACTCAGATGTTACACAAAGAAACGCCAATGGACAGACTCGCAGCGGATTATATTCTTTGTTCATACCTATGGAATGGAATTACGAAGGATACATTGATTCTTATGGGCTACCTGTATTCGATAAACCAAAAGCTAAGACTAAAGGTCCCCAAGGTGAAATAATAGATCAAGGCGTAATTGAATATTGGAATAACGAAGTAGAAGGTTTAAAAAAAGATCAAGACGCTTTAAATGAATTTTATAGACAATTTCCTAGAACTACTAAGCACGCATTTAGAGACGAATCAAAAGAATCTTTATTTAATTTAACTAAAATATATCAACAAGTTGATTATAATGAAGATTTAAAAAATTCAAGCATTGTTTCAAAGGGTAATTTTCAATGGGAAAATGGAATTAAAGACTCAAAAGTAATATTTGTGCCAAATTCAAATGGCAGATTTAATATTTCATGGGTACCAAATTTAAATTTACAGAATAGAATAATACTTAAGAATGGCATTAAATATCCTGGTAATGAACATATGGGGGCATTTGGATGTGATTCTTATGATATATCAGGAACAGTAGGTAATAGAGGATCTAATGGAGCACTCCATGGGCTTACAAAATTTAGCATGGAAGATGCCCCACCTAATAGGTTTTTTTTAGAATATATTGCTAGACCTCAAACAGCGGAAATATTTTTTGAAGATGTACTTATGGCTTGCGTGTTTTATGGTATGCCGTTATTAGCAGAAAATAATAAACCTCGTTTACTTTATCATTTTAAAAGAAGAGGTTATAGGGGATATTCAATGAATAGACCTGATAAAAAATATAATAAACTTTCAACTACTGAAAGAGAGTTAGGTGGTATACCAAACTCAAGTGAAGATATAAAACAAGCACACGCTGCTGCAATTGAAACTTATATAGAAACTTTTGTGGGATTAAATGATGTGGGGTATGGAGACATGTACTTTCAAAGAACACTAGAAGACTGGGCAAAATTTAATATTAATAATAGAACAAAGCATGATGCGTCTATCAGTTCAGGCTTAGCTATTATGGCCTGCAACAAAAATTTATATGCACCATCAACACCAGTAAATAGAGTTGTTTACAATTTAGGATTTAAAAAATATGACAACAAAGGTTTTGTGTCAAAAATAAAAGAATAAATGAATATATACACGGATACTAACAGTGTTTTTCCTAGCCAAGTGGTTAGCGACGAAGAAAAAGCATCCTACGAATACGGGCTTCAGGTGTCTAGGGCTATTGAGCAAGAATGGTTTAATCAGGGTCGCACAAATGGAAATAGATATTTAGCTAATTGGAATAATTTTCATTTATTAAGATTATATGCAAGAGGTGAACAGCCTATACAAAAATATAAAGATGAATTAGCAATTAATGGAGATTTATCATATTTAAATTTAGACTGGAAACCAGTGCCTGTTATTGCAAAATTTGTAGATATTGTTACCAATGGTATTGCTCAAAAAAATTATGATATAAAAGCATATGCACAAGATCCATATTCTATAAAAAAACGCACAGATTATGCAACAGCAGTCTTAAAGGACATGTTCAGCCAACAGCAGATTGCAATGGCCCAGCAAAAGCTAGGATTAAATCTTTCCTCAGCTCCGTCTGTCCAGCAAATGCCGCAAACGCCAGAAGAGCTTGAGCTTCATATGCAGCTCACATATAAACAAAACGCAGAAGTTGCTAATGAAGAGGCTATAAACAATGTGTTAAGCTTTAATAAATACGATCTTACTAATAAAAGAGTTGTTGAAGATTTAGTAACACTAGGCATTGGAGCAGTAAAAACTAATTTTAATACCGCAGAGGGCATAACTATTGATTATGTAGATCCAGCTTATATGGTTTATTCATATACGGAGGATCCCAACTTTGAAGATATATATTATGTTGGTGAGGTTAAGTCTATAACAATACCGGAGCTTAAAAAAGAATTTCCTAATATATCTGAAGAAGAATTAGCGCGTATTCAAAAAATGCCAGGTAATCGTCAATATATAACAGGGTGGGGTAATTACGATGAAAATACAGTTCAAGTTTTATATTTTGAATATAAAACATATATGAATCAAGTTTTTAAAATAAAACAAACAGATCAAGGCTTATTAAAAGCTATTGAAAAGCCAGATACTTTTAATCCTCCACCAAATGATAATTTTGAAAGAGTTTCAAGATCAATAGAAGTTTTGTATTCCGGTGCAAAAGTAATTGGAACAGACACTATATTAAAGTGGGAGCTTGCAGAAAATATGTCTAGACCCTTTTCAGATACTACTAAAGTAGAAATGAGCTATGCTATTTGTGCGCCTAAAATGTATAAAGGAAGAATTGAATCAATAGTAAGTAGAATAACGGGCTTTGCTGACATGATTCAATTAACTCATTTAAAATTACAGCAAGTAATGTCTAAGCTAGTTCCAGACGGGGTCTTTTTAGATATGGACGGTTTAGCAGAAGTTGACCTTGGAAACGGCACTAATTACAATCCAGCGGAAGCTTTAAATATGTATTTCCAAACTGGTTCTATTGTGGGTAGATCGCTAACTCAAGATGGCGAATTGAATAGAGGTAAGGTTCCAGTACAAGAATTAACAACATCCAGCGGTGGGGCTAAAATACAAAGCTTAATAGCTACGTATCAATATTACTTACAAATGATACGCGATGTAACTGGCCTTAATGAAGCGCGAGATGGCAGTTTGCCTAATAAAGACGCTTTGGTTGGTTTACAAAAAATGGCAGCAAACGCTTCAAACATAGCCACAAAACATATTTTAGATGCTAGTTTATTTATATCTTTACGCTGTTGTGAAAATATATCTTTAAAAATGGCTGATGTACTTAGCTATCCTTTAACAGCAGAAAGCTTAAAAAATAGCATTTCAAATTCTAATGTAGCAATACTTAATGAGCTAAGCCAATTAAATTTGCATGATTTTGGGATATACTTAGAGCTTGAACCTGACGATGAAGATAAAGCACAATTAGAACAAAATATACAAATTGCATTAAAATCAGGGGGCATTGCGTTAAGTGATGCAATTGATATTAGGCAAATTAAAAATATAAAGCTTGCTAATCAATTGTTAAAAATTAAGCAAACACAAAAACAAAAACAAGATCAAGCAGCTAAGCAAGCTAATATTCAAGCTCAAGCAGCGGCTAATCAACAGACTGCAGAAAAAGCAGCTTTATTTGAAGTGCAAAAAACCCAAGCTGTTACAGAAAGTAAAATTCAAATTGAACAAGCAAAAATACAATTTGAAATTCAAAAAATGGAGCAAGAAGCTAATTTGAAAAAATTATTAATGGCAGAGGAATTTAGCTACAACATGCAACTTGCAGATATTCAACAAAATGCTAAAGCTCGAAAAGAAAAAGAAATAGAAGACCGTAAAGATAAAAGAACCCAAATACAAGCAACGCAGCAAAGCAAAATGATTGAGCAGCGTAAAAATAATACACCACCAGTTGATTTTGAATCCGCAGGATTTGATACAATGAGTGGTTTTGGATTGGAACAATTTGATCCTAAGTAAATTTTTATTTTAATTATTTAATTATATTATATTATGTCAACAGAAGTAAAACAAGAAGGAGATTTTAAACTAAAATCAAAACCTAAAAAACTAGTACCAAACACCGAAGAGCCTATAAAAGTTGATTTATCAGCTAAAAATTCTCAAGGTGAAGTTGTAGAAGAAACAACAAAAGTGGTAATTAAAAACGAAGAAAACGATGCCGTTCAAACACAAAAGACAGATGATAGCAATGCTGTTATCGAAGAGCCCAAAGACAGTGGCGACAGCGAAAAAGTGGTTGAAGAAGTACGGGCCACCGAAGAAGGAGTAGATTCACCCCTACAAGAAATAATTGAGGAAGAAAGCAAGCCGGAAGTTAAAGAGCCTGTAATAAGTGAAAAACCAGAAGAAAGTCAACTGCCGGAAAACATTGAAAAGTTAGTTGCTTTTATGAAAGAAACAGGCGGTACTATTGAAGATTACGCTCGTTTAAATGCTGATTATTCTAGCGTTGATGATGTTACATTATTAAAAGAATATTACAAAAAACACAAACCTTATTTAGATAATTCAGACGTGGATCTTTTATTAGAAGATTTTTCTTATGATGAAGAGCTAGATGAGCCAAAAGAAATACGCAAAAGAAAAATTGCGTTTAAGGAAGAAGTTGCAAAAGCCAAAAACTTTTTAGAGGAAACCAAGAGTAAATATTACGACGAAATCAAGTTGAGACCCGGCGTAACTCAGGAACAGCAAAAAGCTATGGACTTTTTCAATCGATATAATGAGAGTCAAAAAACAGCTGCTCAAAATTATGAAATATTTAAAGAGAAAACTAATAATTTATTTTCTGAAGAATTCAAAGGTTTTGAATTTAACTTAGCAAATAAAAAATTCAATTATAATATTTCAAATCCAAAAGAAGTAGCCGATACCCAATCTGATATTAATAACATTGTAGGGAAGTTCCTTACTAAAGACGGTACTATTAAAGATGCAACGGGATATCATAAAGCCATGTTTGCTGCTAGCAATGCAGACAAAATAGCTAATCACTTTTACGAACAAGGAAAAGCCGATGCTATTAAAGATGTAGTCAGCAAATCTAAAAACCCTAGTATGAACACTGCTCGCGAAGCACCAAAAGATGTTTATATAAACGGTTTAAAAGTTAAAGCAATAAGTGGCACTGATTCTTCAAAATTAAGAATAAAAACAAAACGATTTAACTAAAAAAAATTAAAATTATGGCAATCGATCCACAATTTGGTTCAATTAAACCATCTCAAGCTAAGCAAACTCTTAGCGATAATTATTTATCATTTGACTCAGCCACTGGCGGAGGAACATTTGCACAACAGTATTTACCTGAAATTTACGAACAAGAAGTAGAGCGTTATGGAAACAGAACGTTATCTGGATTCTTAAGAATGGTAGGCGCTGAAATGCCAATGACTTCTGACCAAGTAATATGGTCTGAGCAAAATAGACTACACGTTGCATATGATGACGTAACTGTTACTAACGCAACTACTTTAACTATTAACAATATCTCGGCAACTGTTGGACCTAATTTCGTTCAGAATGTAGTTTCAAAAAATCAAACTTTAGTTGTAATTAACCCAATTACAGGTAAAGAAGCTAAATGTATTGTTACCGCTACACCTGCTACACCTAGCACAGCTACAATTGTTGTTGCAACTTACGGATCAGCGGATTTAGTAACTGCTAATGGTGCGGGCAACCCGGCTCCATTTGCTGCTACTGACAAAGTAAAAATATTTGTATACGGTTCTGAATATCAAAAAGGATCAACTTTAGTTGGAGACAACTATGCAAGTATTGAGCCTTCTTTTACTCAATTTTCTAACTCTCCAATCATTATTAGAAATCAATACGAAGTATCTGGTTCTGACATGGCTCAAATTGGATGGGTAGAAGTTGCTACTGAAGACGGAACATCTGGATACTTATGGTATTTAAAAGCTGAATCTGAAACACGCTTACGTTTTGCAGATTACTTAGAAATGTCTGTGGTTGAAGGTAAGAAAGTTGTTGCTAATGACGGTGTTTCTGGATACAATACTAAGTTATCTGGTACTCAAGGTCTTTTTGACGCTATTGAAGATAGAGGTAATGTTCAAACTGGATTTACAGCTTCTTCAGGTTTAACTGATTTTGATGCAATTTTAAAGAATCTAGATACTCAGGGAGCTATTGAAGAAAACATGCTTTTCTTAAATCGCCAAACTGCTTTAGATTTTGATGATATGCTAGCAAGCATTTCTGCTGGACAATCTGGTGGTACTGCTTTTGGATTATTTGAAAACTCAGAAGAAATGGCTTTAAATCTTGGATTTAGCGGTTTCCGTAGAGGATCTTATGATTTCTACAAAACTGATTGGAAATACTTAAATGATGCTTCAACTCGTGGCGGATTAGATTACACTATTCAAGGAATTGAGGGTGTATTAGTACCTGCTGGAACATCAACTGTATACGATCAAATCTTAGGAACTAATATCCGTAGACCTTTCTTGCATGTACGTTATAGAGCTTCACAAGCTGACGACAGAAGAATGAAGTCTTGGTTAACTGGTTCTGCTGGAGGCGCTTTCACATCTGATCTTGATGCAATGCAAGTTAACTTCTTGTCTGAAAGATGTTTATGTGTACAAGCTGCTAATAACTTTGTATTATTCAAAGGAGCATAACAACACAGGTAATGTTTACCCTCGTTAAAACAACGGGGGTAACTGTTACCCTTATTAACTATTTAATTTTATTATATTATGGCTAAACAAGTCAAAGCAGAAAAAACTGTTGAGGTTGCACCTCAACCTGTAGCTAAAAAAGCTACATTACCAAAAAAACCTGAATGGGAAATAAAAGATAGAAATTATTACATAATAGGTAATTCACCTTTAACCCATACAATACATTCAAGGCATACAGCTAAACATCCTTTACTTTTTTTTGATAAAGTAAAAGGTGTACAAAGAGAGCTTAGGTATGCAACAAATCAATCATCTCCTATAGTTGATGAACAAAAAGGAGAAGTAACATTGGGTCACGTTATGTTTAAAAATGGCGACCTATTTGTTCCAAAAGAAAAACAAAACTTACAAAAATTGCTTTCTTTATATCACCCATTGAAGGGTAAATTGTACGACGAATTTAGTGCAGTTGAAGTTGCAGAAGATGATTTAGAAATTTTAGACGTTCAAATTGACGCTTTAAATATTGCTAGAGACATGGACGTTGACCAGGCAGAAGCTATATTAAGAGTAGAGTTAGGATCTAAAGTTTCTTCCATGAGCTCTAAAGAATTAAAAAGGGATTTACTCCTTTTTGCTAGAAGGAGTCCATATTTATTTTTACAGTTAGCAACTGATGAAAATGTTCAATTAAGAAATACTGCTATTATGGCAGCTGAAAATGGAATTATTAGCTTATCTCAAGATCAAAGAACTTTTACTTGGGCATCTAATGGTGCAAAGTTAATGACAGTTCCATTTGATGAAAATCCATATTCAGCTATGGCTGCATTTTTTAAGACCGACGAAGGCGTACAAGTTTTTAAATCTATAGAGAAAAAACTAAAATAATACGTAATAATAATATATTAGGGTGTTGCTTACCGCAGCGCCCTGGTGTATTATAATAAAACTATAAAATGGCGGTAAACGTAAATACAGTATATCAAACAGTCTTGTATCTACTTAATAAAGAGCAAAGAGGATATATAACACCAGAAGAGTTTAACAAACTTGCAACACAGGTGCAATTAGAAATATTTGAAGACTATTTTTCAGACGCCAATCAATTAGTGCGTAAAGATCAAATTAACGCACAAAATGATTCAGAATTTTTTAATCCAGTTAAAGATATAGAATACAAGTTATATCCTTTTCAAAAAGAAGTAACTTTTACATATGATACTGTAAATGATATTTGGGTAACTACAGAGAATGTATATAAAATTGGCGATGTAATAGCTAATTATACATTAAATCAACAAAACCCAAATATAAGCTCCGTGGCCGAGTTAACTACGATAAAAGATTATAATTTAATAACAAGGTCTAAGCTTACTGCCCCTACAAAAAGCTATCCGCTTTTTTATATTTCAAGTCAAACAGACTCGGTAACTTTAGATAAAACATCTTCCCTAAAGGTTTTTCCTAAACCTGATACCTTACTATGCAACATATTAAGTACTCCTTCAAATGTTTATTGGGGATACACTATTGGCTCAGTAGGCCAATTTTCTTATAACAATAGTTTATATAGTCCATCAAATCCTAATGGTAGTTTAAATTTTCAATTAGATATTTCTGAGCAAACTAATATTATACTTAATATTTTAAAATATTGTGGTATGATTATAAGTGACGGTAATATTATACAGGCTGCTATGAATGAAATACAACAAAATAAAGTAAATTTAAAAAGTTAATAAATGTCCTCAATTACACAAACTAACCAACAATACTATCAAGGCGCTCAGCAATTTGTAGCTACAGGGCAGAGTGGAGAATCATTTGTAACAACTTTTGATGTAGATTTAGTTTTTAAAAATAGAAATGCATGGGATCCAAATAATGATTACTATGCTTTAAATAATTTTAAAATATATACCAGCACTACTGGCTTACCTGGCGATTGGTCTGAATTTGTTTTAGATTACGATGTTAACAATAATACCATATATCCCACTGCGGTAATAACTGCCGGAACATTTGTTGTTGTTCAATTAAAAAGCTTAACAGGAGGGAATTATGGTACAACAAATCCCGAAAAAGCTTTTGGCGAAGCGGTCGAGCAGGGCTATGGTGATTATGAATATATAAAATTAGGTGACGCTATAGACAACTTTATGGTTGGGTATATTGGCGATGGCAAAATTATACAAACTGCGAAAAAATCAGATGTAGTATTTTTTGCTAAAAGAAATTTACAAGAATTTAGTTATGATACTTTAAAAAGTATTAAATCAGCTGAATTAACAATACCACCTAGTTTAAGTGTGGTAATACCGCAAGATTATGTAAACTATGTTAAAGTTTCCTGGATTGACAACCAAGGTGTAAAAAGGCCTATATATCCTGCAAATAACTTAACAATAACGCCTACAGAAACACCACTGCAAGATAGCAATGGAGTACCTACTCAAGATAACTTTGGTGAAAACACAGAGGGAACTTCAATAACCAAAGAAAGATGGGCAGAAAATAATACTAGCCTTTTGAATTCCGAATGGGCCAATGACTGGGCTGAATGGGGTTATACAGCTTATGGATTTGGTCCTTACGGATCTTGGGGAACCGGCGAATTATACGGATTAGACCCTCAATATTCTCAAGTAAACGGGTGGTTTAGCTTAGATCATAGAGATGGCAAAATGACTTTTTCAAGCAACTTAGCAAATAAAATAATTGTTTTAGAATACATTTCTGATGGTCTTGCCTATGATTTAGATACAAAGGTTCCAAAGCTTGCTGAAGATGCCTTATATTCAGCCATATTGTATTCTATCGTGTCTACAAGAGCCAATCAACCAGAATACGTTGTACAGAGATTAAGAAGAGAACGAAGTGCAAAATTAAGAAATGCTAAAATTAGGTTATCTAATATTAAACTTGATGAAATAGTCCAGGTTATGAGAGGTAAATCTAAATGGATAAAAAGTTAATACATGGCTAAAATAACCAATGCTTTTATAAAGTCCAAAATGAACAAGGACTTAGATGATCGCCTATTGCCGCAAGGAGAATATAGAGACGCGCAAAACATACAGATAAGTCAGTCAGAAAACTCTGATGTAGGTACCGTTCAAAATGTACTTGGCAATCAGGCTTAGTGTCTATAGGTATACTAGCTGATCAAGATAAAAGCGATATATATTTGTTTTTAACAAATAATACTAATAATTTTATAGTAAAATATAATAATCAAACAAGTGCTCTTAATATATTAACTCAAGGATCTTATCTTAATTTTGATAAAAGCAAAAGAGTTTACGGTATAACTCTAATAGAGGATTTACTTTTTTGGACAGACAATAATAATCAACCAAGAAAGCTAAATGTACAAACGGCTATAGGAAACCCCAATTATTATACAAACGAGCAACATATATCTGTAGCCAAATTTGCGCCTTATAAAGCACCTAGGTTAGTAGATTTATCTTCAACAGCAGCAATAAAACCGTCTACAATGTCTAATGCTGCCGATTTGCCCACTGTGCTAATAGGCACGCTTCAATGGACTACCGTTAATTTAAATGTTGATAAATTAAACGATGGTACCGCTATTGTAGAAGCTACTGATTTAAGCGAGTGGCAAAATTATGATGCAAATAATACGCCCGCATGGTGTTATTATAATTTTAATCCAGCTAACGGCGAGGTTTATGGCAAGCTTTATAACAAACATGCCGCTACCCACGCAAAACTTGCTCCAAATGGCTATAGAGTTGCTAAAATAAATGATTGGACAACATTAATAAATGGAGTCGGAGGCACTGCTAATGCCCCTAAAATTAAAAGTACAAATTCAAGTCCAACTGTAAACCAACAAGGAAATCCTAATTGGCCTGCTTTTTATGTGGCGGGTACATGGGCTGAAGGGCAGCAAGGGGATTTTGATACAAACGTATTTTTTAATTCTAGGCCAGGCGGCTATGCAGATGGCGTAGGGGGACAAGGCCTTACAGGATTTTTAAAAATAGGTGGTAGCGGATCAGCACCAAACCCTGATAATGCTGTTAAATACTGGGCGTACACCGCAGGTCAAGGTGAAGAAGAAGTATTAGTATCAGGCTTAAACAATAATATTGTTAAGAGCGCAATACCAACTACAGGCACACCTGGTTATTATGTAAGATGCATAAGAGATGATAATTATGAAGGTTGGAATGGAGATCCGGCGTATATGCAAGATAAATTTTTAACTTTTAGTTATAGATTTAAATTTGACGATAACGAATATTCATTGATTGCACCATTTACGCAAGCGGCTTTTGTGCCAAATCAAAAAGGTTATTTTTTAGAAGGCGATGAAGATGCAACTTTTAGGTCTACTATCGTTGAATTCATGCAAAACAATATTAATAATTTAGTTTTGAATATTGAATTACCTTCCGGCAGCCCCTATAAAGATTATAAAATAACTGAAATAGATATTATTGTTAAGGAATCTGATGGTGTTGTTTATAAAGTTGTGGAAAGTATACCTGTTGATGACTCTTTTGATGTATTATATACAGATAGAACAACTACAACAACTGCTATTGGAACATATACAGGTACTAAAATTGTTACTACAGATTTATTAAATGGTATAATTCCAGGTTATTATTTAGAAGAAATAAATGGTGTAGCACTTCCTGCTCCTGTTTTAGTATTAGCTGTTGATTATAATCCAACAACTAACCCTCCTCAATATGAAATTACCATAGAGGGTGGCGTAACTTATACTAATGGCGATACATTTTCTTGGGACTATTCACCTGTACCATGCTATAAATACGAATATGAATCTACTAAGCCATATAAAACTTTACCAGAAAAAGAAGTAGTTAGAGTTTATGATGAAGTGCCGATTAGAGCTTTAGCGCAAGAAACAGCAGGCAATAGAATAATGTATGCAAATTTTGTAGCTAATCATGCTAGCTTAAATGATTTAGACTATGAAATATCTGCTAGTGAAAAAAATTTACAAGAAACAACAGAATATCCTAACCACAATGTAAAACAAAATAGAAATTATAAAGTTGGTATAGTTTTAGCAGACAAATGGGGGAGACAATCTGATGTTATATTGTCTAAATATGACAATCTTTTAAATGAATTTGGTGAATTTCAAAAAGGTTCAAATTTATTTCATAATTATAAATCACCTAATTTTTTACCTTTAGTAAACGCATGGGATGGTGATCAGCTAAAAATAAAAGTAAATGACATTATTCCAGAAAACGCAAATTTTGCTGGCATAGCGGGTTATCCAGGAACTTATGCAAAAGGAAAATATTGGATTACTGAATTTTCTGATATAATTAATTTTCAGCCGCCTGAAAAATATTTTAGATTTGATAGTATAAATGCAAATGGAACTTATGTATATAAGCTAGACGAATTATTTACTAATTGGGCAACTACATATTCTGATTATTTTAATACTAGCAAATACTTAAGAGGATATTATAATGATTATATAGGTATAGTTTCAGCAACAATAGATAATAATGGTGTTGTTACTTTAACAACAACCGAAAGGGTTTCTGATGAATATTTATTTGAATACACTAGCACAACTATTAATGTTTCTGGAAATAAAGGAAATGCTGTTTATGATATAAATGAATTAGGCTATTATTCTTATAGAATAGTGGTGCAGCAAAAGCAAACAGATTATTATAATGTTTATTTACCGGGCATTGTTAATGGGTATCCTATAAATGATTTCAATGACGAAAGGAATCAAACAGCTCACATGGTATTAATTAATGATAATATAAATAAAATACCAAGAGATTTAAAAGAAGTTGGCCCTGTCCAAACAGAATTTAACAGTAGCGTTAAACTATACGGTAGAGTAACCAATTTAACAGGAACCCAAAATACACCAATAATAAATCAACAATATTTTCCAGCACCAGTGCCAGACACTGTAACTTTAATAGG